ATGATCAGTCCTGACATTACCGCACCACTCCAAATTTGATCCCAACAGCCGTCACGTTTTGCATCTTCCGCTTGCCGATGTAGGCCCTAACGCCCTTCACTAGTCCTGGCCGCATGAACGGGCGAGGCGGGTACTTGGCCCATGCAGGCTTGCCACTCTTCCACGCTCCGTAATCGCGACCAAGAGAGAGGCTCGTTGGCTTCCTGGCCTTGAGATAGACCTGCATACCGCCGTATTCGTGGAGCCCTGGGACAGCCTTCGATGAGTGCTTGGTCCGCCAGTTGGGTTGAGTCCCAAGGGCTATCTCCATGTTGTCTGGAGATGGCTGAGTGAACACCACGCTCCGCAGATTTGCCGTGGCCCACGGCGTGCGATGGTAGTTCGGCGGACGCCCAGGCAAAGAGTAGAGTGGCCGAGTTGATCGCCTGCCACGACGCCTGACGTATTTCCGCTGCTTCTTACTCCAGACTGTCGGGCTCGATGGAGCCCGCTTCATACTGCTCTTGATTGTCTTGCGAGAATAGGCGGCGGCCTGGATCAGGAACACCCTGCGGCGGGCACTAGTCCATGCGGCAAATTCGCGATCGTGCCACTTCGCTTTGGCGGATAACCTTGGCCTCAGAGAGTCTGAAACCGCCTTGTAGAAGGCCCTCCTGGCATAGGCGGCAATGAACTTATCGATCCTGCCTCGGGCGACATCCTTGATTCGCCTCTGATACCACACGGCATCTCTGATGCCGCGAAATATGACGTCTCCAGGTGATTGTGTTGATCCTACAGCGTACAGTGTACGCCTTAGAAAAAGCCTAGCCGCTGCGGCTGCCGCTGCTCCCTGGATCGCCACACAATAGCCTCAGTAGATCGATGTTTTTCTTGTTGATTGACGACCCGCCCGAGCTGCTGTGGTATGGGTTCAGCTCTGCCGGCGTCGTCACCTTCGAGTCTTTGGCTCGCACCGAGTTTCTAATCTCTGCCGCCACGCAACTTAGAACATTCCACATCGCCCTGTCGCGTGCGTGTGCGGCCTCGATCAACGCTCCATAACGCCAAGAGTCGGGTGTTACTCCAACGAGCCCCGCTGCGTAACTCACCGACTCCCAGAAACTCAACCGATCGGCACTGGCCCCAGATCCTTGAGCCCCTCTACCATCTGGCAGAAACCAGCGCCCCACGGAAAAAAATCCTTGAACTCCTCCTTAAGTCCGGCATACGCACTGGCAACCGTCTTGGAGTCCATCAGTTCGTCGAGCTGCTTCTTGCCACCGATGCCGGCTTGTTGCAACCGATCGTGGTAGAGAGCCCACAGAACATCTGACAAGATCACCGGGTCAACGGCAAGAAACCGAATCGAGGACTTGTCGTCCACAATGTCTGCGATGTTGATTGCGTGCTTCTCCTTGGCGATTCGCACGCGACCAATCGTCAGGGTCAGATCGATTTGCTTGCCGTCGATTTCAAACGATGCCACAGTCAACTCCTACGCACGGCCCAGTACCCCTGATGTCACCACTGCCCACGATACCGGGTATCCGTCCGAGGTGACGTAGGGAGCCAATTCAAAGTCAACGATCACAGCGTCATCAAGGTTTCGCGGAGCGCTCATATTGATGACGCTGAAACTTCCGACAACGCCCTTGGATCCGTTTGTTGCCACAGGACCGTCAAGCAGCGCCATGAAAACTGCCGCACGCAGGCGGAACGCATCATAGAATTTCTGGAATGCTGTGTCTGCTTGGTCGTAAACCATGCTCATTGTCAACGTCACATCGAGGCGACCGGCACGATATGCGGCGACACCAGGGCCACGACGGGAAACGTCGGCCTTTGATCGAGAGAAGTCAAGCGTTTCATCGCGGACGTTGTTGATCAATATCCAGTTGGTTTCTGGAGTCTCGACCGGGAGAATGTCATCACTGACAGTGTAGTAGGTGTAGCAGTCAATACCCAGAACGTCGGCCATATCAAACTCCGCGATATGTTAGGGTGAACATTGATCGGAACTGCCGCTCACTCCGAAGCCGCTCCAAGTCATAGAGCGTGTCTTGCGTAAGCTCGATCGGCCTTTTCACATCAGAGCCAATAGTGAGCGGTTCGTTGCGGCAGTAGTCGGCAATCTCTTCTACAAAGTCGATCCAAGATCCGACCTCTTCGTTGCCATTCACTTCCTGGGTTGTGTTCTGTTGGCAAGGTCCGGCAACGTAGACAGACAGTTGCACCTCGTCGATCCACGCATCCTTGGTGGCACTCGGCCGACGCATCGACCTGACACTGTTTCTTGTGATCGGAGCGACGTAGACAGTGTTCTCGTCAAGCGAACCTACCTCGCCGCCGGCCAAGTCGAAGTCATACATATCACCGATGACAAAGTCCTTGGAGAAGGTCTGTGCCTCCACCAGGGTTCGCAGCGCTTCGGCGTAGGCTCGCGACTGTCCCATCAGCTAGCAGTGATCAGTTTGGTCCTGATCCTCCAGGCAATTCCGTATCCGTCAGCACTCGAATAATGCGGGAGAAAGTCCGCAGGCAACACCCGATATTCGAGCAGGCCGCACTCCCTTCGCCACTGTATAACATCATTTTTTTTCGGTGCAAATCCAACTGGAAAATGCTCCGATCGGATAGTGAAATCGACGCTGGTTGCGATGTTGATGGTTCCCGCTCCGTTGTCGGCGGTCACTTCCGACTCACCGACAACGGCTGGGATTTCGTCAAGATCAATTTCACCTGCCCGAACGTACCTGATCTTCACGCCGGCGCTGGTCTCCATTTTGTTCTGGAGGAACGCAGCGCCGGCTTGCATCAGGTTACGAGCCATTGATTAGCCCGGCAGGTCGTTGATCAGAACGTAGACAGGCTCACCAGACACCCATGCTTTGCAAGCCTTGCCAACGGTAGTCCCGCCCGTTGTCACGGCCTTCGCATTGGCGGCCGTCAAGTTGGCGACCTGAACCGTCGCACCAGCGGCAAACGCCGTGGAATCCGGGTTCGGGATGCCGACCATGCCGGCGACTCGCAGAGCGCCCTTCTGGCCGTCTGCAATGTCCTGTTCGGCCAGACCGACGCGGCCCGAGAACAGTTGAATGAACTGCCCCTTGGCGACGGTAGCGCCGCTCGGGGTGTAGTCCTGGCAGATACCAGGAGCCACATAGTGCGTGATACTCGCTGACATTGAAAAAACCTCCAGTGGTCAATTTGAAAGGTCGCGACAAGAGGCCCGCTATTACGCGGCACCCTTGCAACGCATTGCCAATCGGCGGTCCTGGGTGGCAACGCCGAAGTCGAAGTACCCCCGCCACTGGGTGCCGAGCTGAGCGCCGCCGAGGTTGGCTTGCTCAATGACCGGCGTTCGAACGCCGTTCAGGAACGCGACCGACAACGCACCCATTTCCCCTCGCGGCTGAGCGATCAGGAAGTATTGGGTCGTCAGAGCCGATCCGCCGTTGAACGCTGCGAGGTGCAGGTGCGGCGAAACGATCGGTCGGAACATGCCACGCAGCACGTTCGCCGTTCCAGCTTTGGTGCTGGCGGTCGTGTCGCGAACTTCGGTCGAGTTGAAAATCTCGGCCGCAGTCAGCCAGTTCGCAGTCGTCACAAGCAGGTTCCACACCGTGCTGGTGTTCACCGGCTTGCCACCCTTGTCGGTCTGGTTCAACGCCGCCGTGTACAGCGTGTTGAGGTTGGCAACGCTCAGCGCGGTGCCCGCCCCCACGATGTAGTTGAGCTGATCGTTGCCAGACGCGGCAGAGGCAAAGAAGTTGCCCGCACCGCCAGTGGACGCACCAGTCAGAGCAGCGATAACCCGCTCTTCGAGGGCGTAGCGAGCCATGCGACCCAGCATCTGCGGGATCTGCATGAACGCACCCAGATCGTCGTTGATCTGGTCTTGACGCGAATACGAGAACAGCCGCCCGTAGGTCTTGAGCTGGTTCGTATAGGTTTCCTGCTCGACAGCGGCGGACTTGATTTCGCCCGTGTTGCCGACCTCTTCCATCACGCCGTGTTCCGTCATGCGGTAACGGGTGAATGACTTGAAGTCGCGGGTGCTGATGGAGGCCGCAATGTCCATTGCGATCCCGCCAGCATCGTCATAAGCCTGAAGCATTCCCTTGTTCGCAAGGTTGCTCAGGATACCGCTGATCGATCCACCAAAGAAACCAGCGCTCGACGCCTTGATTTCATTCTCGGCACCCCACGCAGCTTCCAGCCAGCTCGTGCTTCCACGGCGACCGGCGTCGTACTTGCCAGCGGCACGCAGAACATCGTCGCACAGGTTGTGGAACGTGTAGCCACGCATCTTGGCAGAGCGGCTGGCGATCAAGACCTTTTCGGCCTTCTCGGCACCAAGCTCTTCCGCCAACCGCTTCTGCAAGAAGTCCTCGCGGATACCGACGCTCGACGCCAGAGCGGCCTCGATCACGGCAACGTCAGCGTGTTCCGTTTGAGTGCCGCGAGAATGAATCGCCGGACCACTCGCTCGGATCTCACGCAAACAAGCCAACTCGAACGCCTCGGGAGTGATGTCGCCATTCATGGCTGACGCCTCCAGCGTCTCATAGTTCTTGACTTGGTTGGCGGCGTCGGGATACCTGCGAACCACGTTCTGCACTTCACGCAGCCGCTTGACTTCGGCTTGGTATGCAGCACGCAGTTCCTGCACCTGATCGTCCACCGGCTTCTCAGGCTTCTTCTCTTCCCGAGACGACACAGACTGATAGGCGGCCTCCAGGGCCGACTTCTGCTTGTCGCTCAGTTCGGCCGCGTCGAACCCGCCGGCCGAAAGGTACTCATCGAACGTCATCGCACTACCCTCAGCAGGGGGCTCAGAACTCGCGGCGAGTCGTGCATCGGCACGCTCTTCATCCGCACCAAGTGCCACTACACTTGTTTCTTTCCAGAGGAACGCCCGGACCACATAGACAGGTCCGTCGAACTCTCGGCCATTGACCGACACCTTCTTGCCGGCCTGGATGAATTCGGGCTTTCGCAGGATGCGACCGCCGATAGATGCCTGCCACCGGAAGCCGTTGCTGTGTGCCTCTGCGACGATCTTGGCCTCGTCTGTCGGCTGACTCAGAGTGCCATCGACCCGGAGGACTCCGGCCTCGATGACAGCCTCTCCGTGGCCCACAGGCCGCTTCTGGTCGTGATCCCGAAGGATTGGATGCGACTCGTTGGCGGCAGCCATCAGCTTGACACCGGCTGTATCAACGATCACCGGATACTGGAAGTTCCCAAGATGCAGGAGCCCACCGTTGTAGGCCAGCATCCGCAACTTCGGAGCAGATCCTTCTGCGGCCTCGATACTCGCGTGTGCGTTGCTGGCGATCGTGATGTCACCAACGTACAGGCTACTCTTCGCCATCGTCGTCCTCGCTGTCATCTTCTGATTCGTCAGGGACGGTCTGAGCGGCTCCAGGTTGGCCTTCGGCAACTCCAGGCGTGAACGCATTCACGTTGCCATTGAACATCGTCTGGATTCCAATCCCTCGACGATATTCCTCGACACTGAGCCCGAAGCCACGAGCGGCGATCTCGTCCTCTGTGTCCATGTCCATGCCGCGCTTGGCATACTCTGCGGCTCGGTGCGAAATGCCGATTCGCATGGAGGTTTCGACTGCGGATGCTTCCTTGTCCGGGTCAACGAACTCGAAGCCATCCCAGTACCAACCGTGTCCGATGCGGCACGCGATGCCTTCCACGCCGAATCGATCAGCCACAGCTCTGACCTGATTGGCGAATCGCCTTGGGATCGCACCAGCGAGTGCCGCTTCGTAAATCCAGTTCGAGAACACCCGTTCGAGAATTTCCTTCTCGACTCGATTGCGTCGCATCGCGATCGAGCGTTGATAGACCTGATGATCCATCCGCCCGCTTGTGTAGTTGTAGAGCGAGCTATTCGCCATCGCGACGTTCGATGGAACGTCCAAGCAACGGGCGATCTCGTTGATGATCTCCCGCTTGAACATTTCGTAAGTTGAGTTTGGATGCTCGCTGGCGATCTGTGACAGCCTGAACCCGTTCGGCAGGAACATCGCCATGTTGCGAGTGACCTGCATCTCTTTCATCCATGAACCGATTGACGCCTCCGCTGCAACGTCCTCGTACTCAGACGGCAGTGGCAGATCGCTGTGGATCGCCATCGCTACGTTGGCAGCACCTTCGGCAGCAGAGACTGTCGCCAACGTGAACCGTCGCAGATAGGCACACAGGGGCAGGGCAGAGACTACCTGCGAGATCCCGTGATGTTGCCCAGGCCGGACCTTGCGAAACACATGGATGACCTCGCTCCGTGGGAGCGTGGTGTACTCATGCGTTCGGATGTTGAGGTAGGCTTCCCCGGGATGATCCTTGAGGATGTCGTAGGCCACCGGGTTGCCGAACCGATCCAGGTGAATCCCGTCGCAGTAATCTCGGCGGTTCGGCTCGGCATAGTGCGGCGACTGGAGGTGATCGATTTCCAGTTCCTGCAAGTTCAGGCCGATCTCGTGCGGCAGGCTCGCGTCGTAGTAGAGCCTCGCGAGCCCGGCTCCAGCGACGATCTCATCAATCATCATCGCCTGGAGTTTGACCTGGATCCCCGAGAGGGTGGCCCAAGACTGCCACATCTCTTGGATTTCAGCATTTTGCCGCTCGGAGCCACCCTTGAGCATCAAGCGAGGGCCGGTCCCGATCGTGTCGCCAACCACCGTGGAGACGATCCCGAAGGCGTAGCTAGAGTTTTCCAAGAACTCGTAGCGAGCCCTGGATCGTGCAATGCGACGGACTTCAGGAGAGAGTGCGGCATTTGGCCCGAGCAGGTCCGACCATGACCAGTGCCGGTCATTGTCAGTCCCATTCTGGACGCTGTCATACCGCGCACGAACGACGGTCGGAATCAGAGACGGAGTCTCGATCGTCTTGGCTTGCCGCTTGGCAGACCGCTTCTTCGTCGTCAAGAGGTGCTATTTGGTCCGTCTGGCGATTGGATCCGGTACATCAGGGAGCGAAAGGCAGCGAGCGGGTTTGCGGATGACCGCCGCTTTCGCATGTATTCATCCAGCTTGATCAGGTCGCTGATCGATTGATTGTGGTACGACCCTTGATCCCCATCCACCCGCTTCGGCTCATTGATAAGCTCGGTCAACCGACTTTCGAGAGCCTGATCTAATTCGTCGGCCATTTATGCCTCGCTTGCGAAGTATTATGCCAGTGCGAAAAATCAATGCAAATCCGACTTGCTACTGGTAGCACCTCGCCGGAAATTTTCTATTTCAAGGCTCGCCGCAATGATCGATTGTGGCATTTCCACAGTCTTGATCTTGGCAGAGCAGGACGGACACGGCCGAACTCTGGCAACCATGTTTTGTTTTCTGGCGGTTCGCTCCGGTCCATCCAGAGTGGATCCGCAGTACGGGCACTTGATTCCGTCACGCATTGCGGTTTTTCCAAAGGTCCACAAACGAACTTCCGCCAATCACAATTGGTTTTGTGGTCTGGCCTGGGGCCGACGATGCAATCTCCTTTGCCTCTTCTTGCAGTTCTGGAAGGGTGCGAATCTTTCTTTCCGACATGGGACGATCCACCTGGAGATGAACTCCCTCGATGGACGCCACCGCACAGTTGCCGACCAGCGTGTCGAAAAAGTCGTTGTCAGGTCGGTGAGCGGGGAGCCTCCATTCCACGCAGCGGTTGCCACGTTTGCCAACCACGATGACAGCATCCTCCGAGACGAAATGCTCGGAGATCAGTCGGTGTTGGTGAGGTTTCGCATCGAACAGGAAGATCGCCCTGGTAGCTTCCTTGCCGCATCCCAGCGACTCTGCGACGTATGTCTTGTGGAAGTTGGTGTCGATCAGTAGCTCGCGGATGCCGCTGCTACCATCCTTGGGGACCGCTAACCGGCAGTGGATGCCGGCCACGCTCCCTCGCTCCTTGCCATGTTCATGCCACTGGCGGCCGTTGGCTCCGAGGTAGACACCCATCGACGGATGCACGCGGCCTCGGAAATGTGTTTCCTTCGTGAACCGCCTGACAACCGCAGTTGAGAACCCCCAGCGTGCGTCGATCGCCATTCGCGACACTGGGATGTCGGCTCCGTCGAGCCGCCTGAACTGCTTCGACATGATGGCATTCACGAGCCGATCGAGCCCAGCATAGAGGGCCTCGTGGACAACATCCGTTTCCGCAGCCTGCCTGAGTGTCTTTGAGATCGACGATTTTGAGTAATAGTCCTTTTCCTGATCCGGGTAGGTTCCGTAGTCGGTGATGAATCCTCGCCCCTGGAGCGACCAACCGACCACAGACCAGAAAAGAACATCCTTCTGAACGTCGATAAATGCCGTCAGCTTCTCGACCCACTCCGGCAGTTGACCGCGAGGGCAGGGGATGGTTCGCTTTGCTAAGTCGAATGCATTCAGGTCGTAGGCCGCCTTCTCTTCGCGCTCGAGCGGCTCAAGTTGATATTCCGCAAGGAACGCACCTTCATCCCGCAGCTTCAGGTTGATCGCCGCATGGAGTGCCGATGCTTCGATGCTCGGGTCGAATCGGTCCTCCCAGGCGACCTGGGCTCCCTCGTGGAGCTGATCGAACCTGTCCCTGACCCACTGGAGCGGAGTCGTTCCGTCGCTGTCGCTTCGCTGGTCCTCAAGCAAGATCGATGCGTACTCGTCCCATAGCTTTGTGTTTGTAGGCCACCTGTAGACCAACTTGCATTTCTCGCCACGCCACTGAGGCGACTGGATTCGGTCTAGGATTCGATCTGCGAGATCATTGCGGTATATGACCGTAATGGTCGCAAATGCCGTAACTTTCTGACCAGGGCCAGCCATCCCGAGGATGTCGCCCATAATCGTTTCGTATCGCGATTGGGATTGTGTTTTCGACCCGGCAGACTCCTTTGTTTGCGGGTCATCAACAAGGAATAGCGTCGGTCGGAGGACTTCACCGTCCAAAGATACGATCTGTTGCCCTCTGAGATTTCCTCCCGTAAGCCCACATGCTGATAGTGCATTGCCTGATGTTTCGACGCCTGGGATGTAGCCAAAAACAATTTGGTCCGAACCCCAGTTGACACCAGTGAGGCTACCTTCATACCGCTGGCCCCTGCATCGTAAAGTCTCTCCCTCGAGCGCGTAGATTGTATGCAACTCGCGGCCATAGAGCCTGCGAAGGGTTGGGTTTCCTTCGATCTCTCGCTTCAGGTTCTTGCAGATTTGCTCTGCCCGATCCTGAGTCGCTGCCACCACTGTGACAAACCGCTGGTAGTTTTCGAGGATCGCCCAAAGCCCCGCACGCATGACGATTGTCGTCTTGCCAGATCCACGAGGCATTCCGATCGCCTTGAGCCCGCCATGCCGGATGCAATGCTCGATGCCGTCGATGACTCGGATGTGATCCGGCGACCAGCGAAGTTTGAACGCCGCAGGAAAGCAGATTTCGAGGAACCGTCGCAGCGACTTGGCACACTCTTTCCGCTCTGGATCGGTGCATTTCTCGGGTGGAGGACCGATCTCCTGCGAATCGCGAGTGACCTGCCGACGCGCAGCACGCCGCATCTCGGTCCGCTCTTGATACTGCCGCGATAGAATCGCTTGGCGATCAAGGGCTTGGTGGGTCGGCTGTTGCCGCAGCTTTGACACTCAGTCGTCCTTGGGCGAGTACCACCTTGCCAACGGTGTAGTCCCAGAGAGTCCACCGACATTCGCGAACCGCACCCGTGAGCGTGCTAGTGGTCGCATCCGTCGTGAACGTGTTATTGAATTCGCCGCTGATTGTCAGCGTCGAATCGGTGAATAGGTCGGTCCCAGCAAGGGACTCGACGATGAACTCCAGCGTCCGTCCGGTCAGATCGATCGGAGCCTCAACTTGATCATAGACGGAGTGTGTGATCGGGATTTCCTCACCCTTGTAGAGCGTGATGCACGAGCCATCCGCCCGAACATCTGCAACTGAGCTTGACGGCAGCACAGTGACACTGACTGAGCCACCGCCTCCACCTCCTTCTCCAGAGAGCCACGCAACATCGCCACGGTCGCGAATCGCCTGGAGGCTGTCAGTGGTTCCATCGAAGGTGCCACCGATTTCGGTGTTCGCCGTGGCCATGTCGGCATCGCCCGCATCGCTGCGAACGATCCTCTTGATCCAGGCTGCGAGCAAGGTGATGCCAGTGAACTTCGCCGCCAGCGTAGTGAGTGCCGCACCGATGGTGGACACCGACGACAGAAGCGAATCGACCTTACCGTCTGTCGTTGCCAGTGCTCCGCTGGTCGCCAGTCCGGTCTGGATCTCGGTGACCGCAGACGAGGCCAGCGAATTCGAGGTGATGGTGTCGCTCTGCATTGCCCCGACAGTCGCGTCAATGCGTCCGCTGATGAGTGCGGAGGGAAGTCTGGACTGGATGTCCTGGGTGTCTGTCTCGACCGCGTCGGCCGTCGTCTGCGTGGCCCTAG